CGGCGACGGCGAGCACGGACAGGCGCGCGGAGAACGAGCACATCCGCCGCAGGCCGGTGCTGGTGGCCGGCTCGAGCCAGGGTTCCGACCAGTACACGATCAGCGTCGGCGGCGCGACGGCGTCGGCGGTCATCTGCACGTTCGGGTCGCCATCAGCGGCCGGCTGCAGCGCCGCCACAGCGGCCAGGCGAGCGTCGGTGACGGTCTGCAGCGGCACCGCTACGCGACTCCGAACGTCGTCTTCAGCGGCGTCAGGGTGGCGCTCAGCTTCGCGAACGAGCTGGGCGGCACCAGCAGCGGTGCGCCGCCTCCGGCCGGTGCGCCGAAGGCGGCGTCGTTCGCTTTCCACCACTCCACGCCGCGGAGGATATTCACGCGGTTCAGCAGCGCGTTGGGCGTGACGACCGGCTGCTCGTCCAGCGCCGAGTCGATCTCGAGCGCGGCCGCGTCGAGGCACGCCTGCAGGCTCGCGGAGTTCTGCACCGTCTCCGCGATCCGCAGCGCGTCGGCGAGCTCGGCCGTCGTCGCGTACGCCACTACTCCGCCTTGTCTGCCGCGGCCGGCGGCGGCTTCTCCGCAGCCTTGTCAGCGGCGTCGGGCTTCCGCGGCCGCCCGCCGCGGTTCTTCTTCGACGGCCCGCCGGAGCCGCCGGAGCCCTCGTCGGCGGGGTGTGAGCCGTCCGGGCGGACGGCCTGCTGGTTGGGAGCGTCCATCCGCTCCGGTTCGGCGTCGTCGGTCACGGCGTCTTCACGATCTTCGACAGCCCCGCCGCCTCGATCACGAGCGCCGCGAAGTACCCGGCGTACGCGACCTGCACGCCGAGCACGCTGGGCTCGACGACCTGCAGCGCGCCGATGCGATCCTCGTACGCCTCCGCCGCGGCGGTGCTGAGCACCAGGATCGTGTCGGCCGCCATCCCGCCGGAGACGTAGTGCGGGATGCCGGAGACGCTACCGGCGAGGCCGGACGCGAGCGCGGCGACGGTGAAGCCGCCGCTCTGCGCGTTGGTCGGACCGACCGGCGGGAACAGCGGCCCGATCATCGGCATCAGCTCGGGCGGCACGACCGCGATGATGGAGCCCTGCCCACCGGTGGCTGGCATCACCGTCGCCGCCGCTCCCCACAGCGCCGCGGAATACTCGGCGGCGGTGACGGCTCCGGTCGGCAGCGTCGGCCCGGCCGGAGCGGCGGCGGTCAGCGTCGAGCAGACGTGGTTCTCGGTGTCGAGCGCGTACTGGCCGGCCAGGTCGTTGATGATCAGGTCCATGATCGACGGCTGCGTCCAGTCGATGTCCTGCCGCGAGACGTTCACGTAGCCGCCGTACGTGCTGGCCGAGACCGGCAGCTTCGAGATGACCATCTTCTGCGACGTCAGCTCGGTCTTCTCGCCGACCTGTCCGGCGGTCGCGGTGTGCTGCGTGACCTTCGGGCGGCTCCACGAGCCGCTCGGGAGCTGCCGCGGCCCGAGCGCGTTCGTGAGCGGCCGGGCGACGTCGATGAAGTTGACGACCGGGCCCAGGATCTGCTCCGGCAGCAGGCCGGGGTTGTCGCCGGTCGTCTGGTGCGCCGCCGCGCGGTGGTACACCTCGAGCCGGCCGCGCGCCTGGTCCTCGCCGAGCCGGGCCCGCCAGAGGTCGAGGACGTACGCACCGGCGGAGCGGTACTCGGTGTCGCGCTGCGGCGCTTCGGGCGTCAGCAGCGGCGCGAGCTCGCGCATCCGGTCGCGCGACTCCTGCGCGATGCGGCTCGACTCGGCGAGCGGCCCGACCTGTGCGTTGATCTCGTTGATGCGGTCGCGGGCCCGGCCGAGCAGCTCCATCTCCTGCGTGTTCAGGTCGCGGCCGGCGGTCTCGGCGTCCTCGACGATGCCGTCGATGAACGCCTGCCGCTCTTCCAGCTCACGGCCGTAGCGCGCGAGCATCTGGTCGGTCTGTCGCATGGTGCGCAGCCCCTTCTCGTCGTGCGGGTGGGTGGGACTGAGATCTCAGAGCCGCGGCCAGCCTGTCCGGCGAGCCCGATACGCACCATGCGACCTGCGGGCTCGAGCTGCTGCTACTCGCGGCCGATGCTAGCGAACCGCTCGGACAGCTTCCATCCGCGCACCTCGTCCAGCAGCGGCGTCGGCCCGGCCGCGGCCGGGCTCGGCGCGGCGTCGGCGGCGCGGACCGCGAGCACGCGCGCGTCGGTGTACGCGGGGTCGGGGACGAGCGCGATGTGCTCCAGCCAGGCCGACGCGACCCGCATCAGCGTCCGCCCGTCCGCCCAGACGACGCGCTTCGGCCGGTAGCCGACGGAGGCGTCCAGCAGCCCCTCCGACGCGAGCTGCAGCGTCTCGTCGCCGAGCTCGGTCTGCGCGATCCGCACCGAGGCGAGCAGTCCGTCGGGCGCGTCGGGGTCGAAGCTGATCGCCTTCCCGACGACGGCGTCGGCGAGGTGGCCGCGGTTCACCGGGAACCGGCGGCGGTCGGCGGTGATCCGCCCGAACGCGCCGCGTTCGAACAGCTCGCGGATGCGGCGGCCCTGATGCACCACCACGGTCTCGGTCTCGTACGGCACGACGACCATGTCGATGACGCGCTCGCGGAACTCGACGCCGCTCAGCCGGGCGGTGCGGATGAGGATGCCGTCAGCCACGGAGTGCTCCCTGCGGTAGTCGGTCGTCGAGCCGCTCGGCCTGCCGGATCTCGTCGACGGTGATGGCGGGGTTCCCCTGCGGGTCCACGATCGCCGCGAGGATCTGATACGTCTGCGCTCGGGCGTACGGGTCGGGCCGGATGTACGCGTCGCGGTTCACCTCGACCAGCGTGCCGCGCGGCAGCAGCCATCCGCTCAGCGCCGCCATCACCGTCTGCGCGGTCGGCCGCAGGCCGCGCCGCCAGTGGTAGTCGAAGAGCTGGGTGGTGTTGGAGTACGTCATCGAGTCGCCGCCGCTCGGGAGGCCGACCAGGAACGGCGGCACGCCGAGCATCACCGCGACCCGGCTCGCGTTCCACGACGACAACTCGACCAGAGCCATGTCCTTCGGGTTCGCCTGCACCGCCTCCCAGCTCACGCCGCCGCTCAGCACCGCCGGCTCGCCGATGTGCGACAGCCGCGCCTGCACCCATTGCGCCTGCAGCTTCGCCGCCGCGTCCGGCCGCAACTCCTGCGGATGGGTCAGGATCGACGTGGGGATGCCGCCGCTGGCCGCGAACTCTGACGCGTACTGGTTCAGCATCCGCTCGGCCAGCACGCGGCCGGCTCCCGCCTCGAGCGGCCCGTGGCCGTGCGCGTCGGTCGTCGAGCTCGAGTAGCGGACGTGCAGCAGGTCGCCGGGCGGCACCGGTGCGCCGCCGATCCGGTACGCACGGAAGCCGCTCTGCATCTCGACGTTCACGAGCGTCGCCGGGATGACGTGGAACCGCGCCGGCCAGCCGGTCGCGTAGCGCGCGGTGCAGAGGACGAAGACCTCGCCGAGCTGGAAGTCCCAGAACGCCTGCTTCGCGAACTCGTCCCAGCTCGTGTACAGGTCCGGGTCGGGGTTCTCCAGCCACGCCGCGTCGAGGCCGGGCGCGGCTCCGACCAGGTACGGCGGCATCGACGCGAGGACGGAGGCGTTCAGGTCGACGCACGTCCAGGCGGTATCGGTCAGCGTCGTCAGGTGGCCGCCCCAGTCCGGCGTCGCCCACTCCGCCGGCCAGCCCGACCAGGCGCTGGCGACGACGCGCGGCGGCGGCGGCGGCGCGGCGTCGCCACCCTCGAGGACGACGCCGCTCGGGTCGCCAGGCGCGTAGCCAGGTGGGCCGACCGTGCCCGGCGCGGCCGTCGCTGAGTCGTTCCCGTTCGGGAGTTCGTCCGACGACGGCGGTCGGATCGCCCGAGTCAGCCAGCCCATACCACCAGCGATGCTAGTGGATTGCGGGCATCGGCGCAGGTTTGTGGGCCGCTGCGAGGCTCCACACGAGCGCCCGCACCAGGTGCGTCGGTCCCTTCGCCACGAGCTGCAGGCCGCTCGGAGCCTCCCGCACATGGGCGACGTCGAGCGTTGCGTCGAGGTCGGCGGTCGACGCGTCGTGGCAGACGCTCCGCGTGAGCGCCAGGTCGCGGAGCAGCGCCAGGCCGGTCTTCGTCTGCGCCGCCGCGCACTTCTCCGCCCGCCCGGCGAGCGCCAGCGGCAGCCGGTCGAGCAGCGCCGGCCCGATCAGGATGCCGCGGACGTCGCGGAGTTGGACGAGCGCCTCGAGGTCGACGATCGCGGAGTCCCAGTCGCCGCGCAGCCAGCCGTCGACTTCGATCCGGCCGTCGTCGAGGCGGCACGCCGCGGCGACCGCGGAGCCGTAGCCGGCGTCGTCCTCGAGCGCGACCCAGACCGGGCCGTCCGACGCGAGGCCGGCGACGGTCAGGCCGCGCCAGATGCCGGCTGGCAGCAGCGGCTCCGCCGCGCCATCCGGCGTCGCCTGCTTCCGCGGCCACTGGTTCATCCACTGCGACCGGAAGCTCTGCTCCGGGTCGGGCTCGTCGGGGTCGTCGATCTCGCCTGCCTCGAGCGCCTGCAGGCGGCGTGAGATGAGCGCGTGCCGGCGGGCGGTCCAGTGCGGCGACGCCTGTCGCCACGCGTCGACGTCGCGGTAGTCGGCTCCCTCCCGCGGGCTCCATTCGATCAGCAGGTCGCCGGCTCCCGTCTCGAGCTCGAGCAGCGCCACCGCGCGCCGCTCCAGCATCAGCTTCGTCGCCCGCCTGTGCGCGGTGCTGACGAGCCATAGCTGCGCCTGCTCGCGCTCTGCCATCGTCGGCGTCAGCCCCTCGTCGACGCTGGCGGCCGGCACCTTCCATCCCTCGTCGACGGCGGCGGCGGCGCTCGAGTAGCCGTAGACGGCGTCCTTCGCTCGCACCATCCACCGCGACCCGTCCTCGAGCAGCTCGATCTCTTCCTGGCCGTTCACCTCCCGCACCTTGTAGGCGTGCCGGCGGCTCTTCGCCCAGACCCGCGCGGGCCGCTGCACCTCCTTGCAGATCGCGAGGTCCTTCCCGGTGTGCATGACGTCCTGCGGCTCCCCGAACCGCGCG